TGTCCGTATTGTATTGATGAAGTCAGCTGTACAGAACACGAATTAGCTGAATTTGTTACAGGGGATGAGCAGTGCTTCGAAACACAATCTGAGTCGGAGTCGGAGCCAGAGCCGGAGCCAGAGCCGAAGCCAGAGCCAGAGCCAGAGCCAGAGCCGAAGCCAGAGCCAAAGCCGTTTAACATGCTGCTCATCTTGCCCATTGTTGCACTCTTACTTATATTAATACTTACATACCGGTAGACCCAAAGCCTCCATCACCGCGCTCGGTCTCTTTGATGGTTCCAACTTCTTCCACCTCTGGGGTTTCACACTTTTCGATGATGAGTTGGGCCATGCGGTCCCCCTTCTTGACTTCAAACACGTCATCTCCGTGATTGAAGAGAAGAACTTTGAGTTCACCGGTATAGTCGGGGTCGATGACGCCCGCACCAACCTGAATTCCGTGTTTTACCGCGAGACCGGAGCGAGGCGCGACGCGACCATAGGTGCCTACTGGCAAAACAACTGCGAGCCCCGTGCTGATAAGTGCGCGCGCGCCGCGAGGGATAGTAACATCTTCGCAAGAATATAAATCATATCCAACAGCACCAGCAGAACCACGAGTGGGAAGATGAACACCGTCATACAGACACTTCACTTTGAGAGGCATTTTATCTATAAAACGTACATTATTTTTATATAACTAATAATCAGATGATACCTGTGGTTAATCACGAACGCATGCAACGCCTGGCCCCAGAGCATGATGGAGGAATACAGTTTAACCTCAATACGGTTTCAATTTTTATTATAATAGCTGGTGTGTTATTATTATACAAACGCTACGTGGACGTTAATCGTAGTCGTCAACGATGGCATACTTAATGCACTCTTCAGGTGAAAGGTAAATATCTCTCTTCAGGAGTTTCTTCAACTTTTTTTCTGGAATTTTCGTCATAGATGTGTACGTGTTGCGAATCATATCCATAAATTTGGAACACGTCCGCATTTCATCCTTCATCTCTTCAAACTTCCCCCAAAACGCACCTGTGGAAAGCTGGTGAATGAGCACGTGTGCGTTACGACCTACCTTTCGTTCTTTACCACCGAGAAGCATGAACGTGGCCGCGGAACAGCAAGCACCTAAAGCGACGGTTATGGTGTGTACCCTACTCTTTTGAATGACATTCATCGCCGAGAAGCCCGAAAACAAGTCGCCGCCATCGCTCATGATGTTCACACGAATGGTCGGCACGTATCCTATGAGGTCACTGGACATTTTCAGCATCCAAGATTCCAACTTGCGAAATTTTTCAGTAAACTCCAAGATGTTTTCGGGTGTGATGTCTCCATAGTAGAAGATTTCGTTACCGATGACTTTTGTGACTTCAAGCACTTCTTCATCTTCTTCAGTTTCCTTGTTCAAGTAGGGCATTTTTCAGTTTCTTCTTAATTGTATTGACGTCCCTCGCTTTTAATTTATTTGTAAGACACAAATGATTCATGGTATCAAAATCTTGGGGTGTTATGTCATAACATAACATTTTATCATAGTACCCAAGACCTGCATATTTTTGTAATAAATTAAGTGCTTCTATGGAAATGTTATTATTACGCAGTTGAATGTTGTACAACTTTTTCGCGCGCATTTTATAATTTCCATGTTTTGTCCAACACGACCCAGGTCTGACTTTATCTTCACATAAAAGACCTTTCATGTGAAACCGAGGTATGGTAATGGCGCAGTGTGCAAAATATTGCATAAAGTTCCATTCGTTATTTGTGGAACTGTACATTATGTTATCAAAAATATCTGCATCTGAAAATGCCAGACTCGCACCGGCGGTATTCACATCTTTAGAGTCTGCGTAATTTTCTTGAAAAATTGACCACACGTGTCCGTGTTCATATAACTTTTCAGAATGAAATGTATATGTTGGGTCACACAATATTTTATATATAATATCCTTTGGGTTTTCAAAAACATCTTTCGTATCCGAACCCTCGAGATAGTGGAGATAGTCCCTAATGTTGCCACGACATCGCGTAGCCGCGCCTTCGTCATACCTGTTCAGACACACACGTCGGAGGATTTCTGGTCCGTGACGTGGGATTTCAATAAATGTAAACCCCGGATATAAACAAAAATGTGATGATAACACAACCAAAGACCCCTCGGTGAGACGTTCACCTTCAGCGACTCGCTCCACCGCAGCTTTAATAATTAAATTATCTGGTTCATAATCTTCAATAAAAAGGTGTTTCGTTGACCCTTGAATCAGTTGTGAAAACAAACTCTTCGCACGTAACAGTTCGGTCGTGAGCTCTATGCTATTCATTTCATCTAACACGCACTCTCGTAGATACGTCTTCCCCGTGCCACACGCACCGTATATGAAGACGTTGTTATTCTCGGTGAGACATTGTTTTAATTTTTCTATGCGGTCACCATGAATATTTGTGGCGTCAGGGGGTTTCTTTTTTTGTGGAGTAATTTTAATAAACTTATCCATGAGTGATGCTGATAAAGATTTAACAGACCAAGCCTTGGAAGTCTTAGATACAAAGGTAATTAGTCCTTTAAAAAAGAAAATGTTCCCATATCTATGCGCAGTTGGGATATTTAATATAGTGATTCTTCTATTACTTATTTATCTTGTGGTGGCTCTTCGACGGCAATTTCCATCAGTTCCGCCCTCTTCTTAAGTTCTTCCTCGAGTTGTTGATTCTTCTTTGAGACTTGTGTTTTCCCACGCAACTCCTCGAGCTCTTTCTTTGTTTCATCTTGTTGTCTTTGTGCGATGGTGTCCACCACTTTTTTGAAAAACTTTTTCGGTGGAGGAGCTTCGGTGCCTTGGATTTTTTGAAGGTCCGTCATAAGTTCTTCTTTAGTTTTATCACTCTTAATTAACCCTTTCATCTTAGAGATGACTGAATTTTCCAACACCGCACTGAATGTTTGAATTGGATTGATGTGAATAATTTCGGGTTTCGTAAGTCGTTCATCGGATGGAAACTCCTTCTCAAACATAGCCAACACAGGACCTGGGATGGATGGGCTTTGTTCAATCAGTGTGTCGTACTCACCTTTCATCAATTCAACCATGTCCGCACCATCCCTTGAACGGTCCGAAAGTGGTAACGCCAACTCCAAACGCACCACCCGAGAAAACTTACCAAACTGCATCGCCGCCACGCGATGCGCTTCCATTAACTCACTCACTTTGAGAAACTGAGAAATCGTCGCGATGAGACCAGCGATGAGGTTCAGGCCACCGATGCTCGGGGCCACGTAGGGTTGTAACCCCGGGGGAAACTGTTCTTGAGCAAAGTTTGCCGTACCCGTGATTGTTGATAGAACAATGACTGGTAATGTATAACGCATATTCGATTTTCTATATCTTAAAAAAGCTTGATAGTGCATCCACCGATAACACGCAGCACTCTCACCCCATCCCCTTAAAATACTTTCCTGTTGAGGATGCCAAATTTTGGGTAATTTTTTATCTTTTTCCATCTTAGAATAAGATGAATATAATTTTCACACTTCACGCACTATTGTTATTATTTCTCATCATCATCCCTTTCGTAAATGACGAACGCATGTTACAGATGTACTCCATACTGATTCCATTCATCTTCTATCATTGGAGTGTGAACGATGACACGTGTGCCATGACCCAACTGGAAACGTACATGACTGGTAAAAATAAAGATGAAACATTCTTCCATCGCCTGGTGTCCCCGGTGTACAAAATGGATGACACCGCTGCAAATAATTTATTGAAAAGTTTACTCTTCTTTCTCTGGATGTTTGTTCAGTACAGGTTGGAACGATTTAAAATAGTTCAAGATGACCTACGACGCATTATGGAGTCAAGAAGAACTAAGTAATTTCCAAACAGTGCAATATTTTTCAACACATCTTCAAGGTCCATTAATATATTCTTAGATTAGATTATAGTATGCCCCCTCGACGCGTGCGCACAAACAGGAACCAGTCGTCATACCGAAGCCCGACACCAAATATACCAGATGAAGACCCTTTCGTGATGAGTCCAGAGACGAAACGACAAAAAAAACTTCAAGAGGAATATACTCAGAAACAGAAGAATGCAAATGAAAGAGCAAAAAGATATGCAAAATCATTTGAAAAATTTTTAAAAAATAACACAACTGTTGAAAATAAACTTGCAAAGAATTTTAGAAATATTCAAAACAATAAAAATAAAAATCACTTACAAACAAATAATAAAAATTTCAAAAATAATGTACAACAGTTGAACAGACCGACATATTTATTGAGTGATGTCCTCAACAGTAACAATGGTAAAATTAGACACGTATATTCAAGAGACTATCTCAATAAAGTTTTTAAAAACAAAACCATCCATCGCGGACCACACACGGGGGTGCCCACCTCACCTGATATGATGCGCAACTACAATGGTGGGGTGAACATTAACAAAAAACGACACAGTAATTTTCAAACTCAAAAGACATTATTAATTCAAGTCTATGGAAGAGAAACATATTATGATACAAAACTTCAAACGAAACACATCACAGGTCAACTCCAAGACCATCACATAAAATTGGCATATTTCATGTCGGTGACGACGAGAGGTGGGACATTCTTTGATTTCACGAAAAAGTTTTTACGCATCGACGTAAGAACAATTCAGTCAAGAAGACTGTACTTTAAAAATTTACACAACATCACAGAAAAAGAAGTCAACCAGGTGATTAATATCATAAAATTGTTTGGACAACTGGAAGTCGACACTCCCGATATGTACATGCCATTCATTCACCAACTTCGTGTGATTTTTCTGGCCCGACAGTTTAACGCAGTTCCACAACAAATTCAAAAATTATTAAATAATCACAAACAATTCTATAATGAATTTAAAAACTTACTCAACTTTTAAAGACATATGCGCCAAATCCTCGCCATAGACATTGGGTATTTCAACATGGGTCTCGTTTTCGCCGAGTGTGAAAAGGAGGTGGTCCGTCCAGTGTTTATGAAAAAGGTAAGTCTCGGGGATTACAAATACATCTATAGTAATGATATCGTTGACCTAGTGCCGTTAATGGTGAATGAATACAGGGTGTGGTTTGACAACGCTGAACACATTCTCATAGAAAGACAACCCCCGGGTGGATTTCAAAATATAGAAGTTTTATTACATTACATGTTCAAAGACAAAGTGACCCTAGTGAACCCAGTGTCTTTGCACGTACACTTTGGTATCAGACACCTGACCTATGAGGAAAGAAAGGAGAGAACCACAAGTATCGCGGAAAAGTACCTACCAAAGGGTGAGGTCATACCCTATGAAAGGAAACACGATATTGGTGATGCCATGTGTATGATTGTGTATTTTAACTTTCGCACGACTGTGCACTTTTTTGACAATTTTCGTCACAAGAGTTAGACGAATCGCCAAGACGCGTTGTTTTTAGTCGTGTTAAATTTAGACATGCGTTCGAGCGCTTTGAGGAGTTGTTCAGGGTTCGCCGATTTATTGAGACGAGAGATGTTGACAAACTTTTTATTTTCTTCAGACAGACGGTCATATCTCTGTTTCACACGCTTCGCGAGCATGGCCTTCGCACGAACAGCAGCTTTGGCGAAGTTGGTTTGGCCCATAAACAACAATGCCTTGTTGGCATAGTTTTTTCTGTTTCGTGATTTGCCGAGTTCCTGTGCCATGTATGTTTGTGTGTACTTGAGCGTGTTCAACGGGTCCTTAATGACTGGTTGAGTCGGCTTCACACGCAACCTTTTCACTTTATTCATGGCGTTGAACAACTCTTTCGGTGACGAGTTAGCTGACACTGATAAGAAGATATTTCTTCCATTGCTGAAGATTTCTTCGGGAAGACGCGCCACGAGTTTCTGAAGGCGCTCGTACAAGATGGGTCGGGATTGACGCATGGCGTTCACGTAGTTGGGTTCTTTACGATTCGTGTAGATGGCTCGCAATCTTTGGTAATTGTAGAGTGTTTCCGCATTTCCAAACTTTTCAACCATGTTTTTAAACTCATTCTCCTGGGACATTTTCCGGAGGTTACCTGGTCGCACCATTATATATTACAAATAGCTTACATTTTATTTTTAATAGCCTGACAAAGTTGTGCCTTTTTCTTTTTGTCCGCGTTCACGTTCAACCCTCTCGCGATGTTTTGCATGTTCTTCTTCTTCATACGACACACGCGACGCTTCACATCGGCTTCCCACTCTCTGATGAGACGTTCAACCACAGACCATCGCCCATCCTGTCGCGCCTTTACAACTTTCCCTAAATATTTAAAATCAGTGGGAGTATATGTCGTTTGACGCATCACCTTTTCCAACATGCGTTTGTACATTTTTTCTGCGAGCACACCCTTTCCAATCATCGTACCGTAGGTATTGATTTCTCGCATCATAGCTCTTTGTTCAGCCGCCACCTTTGCGTTCTCCACTCTTTTTTTCTTCGCGCGGTGTGCTTCGAGTGCGATACGAGCGGCTTCGGCATTTCTCATATTTTGTCTCTTTCTTTTTAATCGCTCTTGTTCAAGTCGCTTTTCGGCTCGTCCTCGTTCCATGTCAGACAAAAGTTCCTGAAAGAATGTCGCTCGCTTTCTTTTCTCCGCCATATAGTATACATGAAGAATAAAAATAAAACTCGTCTCATGTATGCGACAATTGTTGTATTAGCGCTCGCTCTTCTTTACAAGTGGTACTACCCCACCACAGTGGCCGTGCCCGTGGAAGTTGAAGTGCCCGTTCCCGTGGAAGTGCCCGTCCCTGTGCGAGTGGACCCTCCGAGACGCGCCCCAGAGTACAGAGGACCACCTATCAAACAATACAAACCCGGACACATGCAGCAGATGGGTCTCTTGTTGGGTCCAAATAACGAAACACTCCCCCTCTATGGTAAAGAGGCGCGAGGGTACAGAGACCGATACAATTACTACACCACCACATCAGGGGAACAGATGTACCCCGTACCTGTGACACACGACGGGCGTGAATGCACCGAGGACATTGGATGCCCCGAGTTCTATGGCAATGAAAGCGTTTCCGTCACAGGGAAAGATGGTACGTACAACGTCAAGATGTACCGGACCGATGATTTTTTCTAATTCTATCAAATTCAAGTGCAGTGAGACTGGTGCTCTTTGCATAGCGCATTTTTATACATAAGAGTTCTTTAACATCCTCATCGTACAGGTTGCTAAAGAATTCCCTTTTTGCCTCCATATCACTGAGCTGTGCCCCATCTTCTTTCATCGCTTGGACGTAGGGCCAGGTGTGTTTACGAAGGTAATGGACCTCCTCCCTCAACTGAACGAGTTCAGGGAGTATGACATCTCGAACTATGTTTTGAAGTTCCTCAAGAGTTGCGGTGCGCCACATGACTATGTAATGCCCACCATCTTTAATCAGGGTGTGATAAACTTTATTTTAAACTTTTTAGATATAAACATTTTCGCATCGTCGAGAGATGGGTACGACCAGAGGAGCCACCGCGACCAGAACCCCGCGGTGCCTACACCCGCCGCGGTCCACAACTCCTTACGACTCGAGACCACGTCTAACATACCGCGCTGGATAGCTCCCCTTCTCTTCTCTTTCATGACAGATGGTGGTATGCGTCCACCGTGGCGTAAAACATAGAGACGCATGCGTTCGGGTGTTTTGTGCAGGGTGTAATCTGAGTATCCCTTTCCCCCAAAATCAACGTACCTACCAGTTCTAAAGATAACCCTAAATTTATGTTTAGGACTGGGAGATTTTATGAGTCTTACTTCAATCATATAATAAACTTTATAATTTTTTTTACATCATACACTTGGAGCAGTACTTTTCAACTTTTTGCACTCGGCGGTAGGCATAGAGACCGACAAGAGCAGCCAAGGCGGCACCATAGGCCAACTTGTTCATTTGCTTACGCATGAAGAACAAGGCGAGAACGATGGCCAACATGATGAATTCTTCCATCGTC